TACGATGATAAGCCAGATACAATCTTTCGGAGAACAGTTTTTCCCATCCATATTCGGAGTCTGGGTTGGCAGGGTAGGCTGATTCTTCACGACAGTCTGGATTATCAGGATCAAGTTGATTGTGTTCTGGATACATACAGGCAGATCCAGAATAGAAAATAGTGGTTTGATTCAGTTCAGTTTGTTCATTGAACTTACGTTGTTGTTCAAGAACATTCAGATTGATTTGAACAGAGTTGTGCATAATGTCAGCATCGTGTTCTCCCGTGAACACAAATCCAGCACCACCCATATCAGCAGCGAACTGATAGATCTCATCAAAAGGCATCAGATACCTTTCGGGAACGCTGTGATAGAAATTACCTTGATCTCCTGCAAAACGAATACAACGTTTCACAAATGATTCGTTTCGAAGATCACCTAAAATGAATTCGTTCGCTTCTGTATCAGTGAACTCTGGATACTTAAGGTCTACACCACGAACCCAATATCCTTCGGATCGCAATCTTTTAACCATATGGCTTCCAATAAAGCCACCAGCACCAAGAACAAGTGCTGTCTTATGAAATCGACTCATCGAAAAAATAATATCTCTTCTCTATGTATTATACAAAAAAAGGTGGGTTTATGCAACCCACCTCAGTAACTCAGGCTCGCCACCTATTCTTTTAGACGAACGGAAAAATAGGAAACCGTTGCAGATGTTCCGCACCACCAGTTTTTGAAAGAAACTGGAAACTCATCGAGGGGGGTTCCCGACCAGGGCAGAGTTTATAGTCTACTCCGAGACTAGTCATTCCAATATTCAATATCGTTTTCATCAATGTAACAGGGGTCACCTGCTAACCATTTCGCATACTCAATGTCTTCCATAGCAGTAGTACATTGTAAACCATTATCAAAGAGATAAATGTCATTCCAGTGTTTTGTGTAATCGTCTTTCTTTTGTAAACGATAATCTGGTTTTCCATTGAGTTCGATAAGACCTCTTTCTACAAAACGGAAACCATCTCGTTCAAGAAGAACCTTTGTCATACCACCACTCCTGCACTTTCCAGATCTTGTGCAACACACTCCATCAGAATATCATAATCGTCAAGAGGATCACCAGAAAATACCACACCTTCGTTCTCATAAAAACGTCGCACTTTTTTGAAAAGTTTTGGATTCTTTACATCAAGATAATATTCACCTGCAGCCGCACACTTGAGAGTGCTGACATCTTTTTTGAACTTTGAAATGAGAGACATTGTTTTGAATGTTGACCTGACTATTATAAGGGGAAACCTTGAGGTCGTCAAGGGGTTTGATAGGGCTGCCGAGAATTGAACTCGGTTCAGCCGCTTATAAGGCGACGGCCTTAACCAATAGGCGACAGCCCCCTAGACGGTTACTTGCCTATTCGTTCGATAACCGTCAACCCATTATTATTAGTCCTATGAATCTTGAACTGCCATTTCTTGGGGTTCTCAATCATATAATGAATAATTGCAGGCAACAAACCATTGCTTCCTACACGACCCATAAACTCTTCACTGCGAGTTCCATAGGTTTGTGTATCGTGAAATGCAATGTACTTTTTAACTTTTGGAGCGTGCAGTTTAAGTTCTGCAATCAGTTGATCGTAACAATGCCAGGTATCAATGAAAAGAAGATCAGTCTCATCGATCTCCACATCCAAAACATTCGATTGAATATACTGAACATCCTTACCTTCTTCAGCGGCAAGTTTGAACAGTTCAACCATACGACCATCGAGAAAAAGATCATATGCACGGAGAGTTACATCCGAAGCCAAAAATGCACGAGTGCTGACACCAGTGCGAGTTCCCATTTCGGTGACGTGACTGACTTCATCAGCAAGTGATTTCAAAACATCCATATGTTCGTTGATGTCAGAAGGAGTGTCTCGTGCGATACGGAACTCTTGATCAAATACAATAGTGCTCATGGTGCTTCGTTTGTTTCAGTATAAAGTTTCAAATAGTCTTCGTCATAAGGAATCAACATCATATCTTTACCTTTGTAATCGAAGACAAAGGATTCTTTTTGTTGTTCGACTTGTTCGAAATATAGTTCAAAATTTTCTTCCAACTCTTTAACCGTAATCCTTTTCATTTGTATTATATAGTTGGATCGGGGTGACACGACTTGAACGTGCGACCTGAAGCTCCCAAAGCCCCTGCTCTACCAAACTGAGCTACACCCCGTTAATAACAAAACTAATTATACTACTTCTTATGCCCCTTGTCAAATGGAGCCCAGTGTTGCCAGTTGTACTTATGAATGGCCCAGATACCCATAATCGGTAGAACAATCAGAATGTAACCAAGAAATCCAAGCGTATATGGATTTTCTAATACCCAACGTGAGAAGTGCCCCATCAATATCCTCTCCAAGTTTTAAATTCGTAATAGAAGTATTGATCCACTACCCTATCATCCAATGGAGCATCATCAGTTCTGTGGGCCCATACCTCACAGAATTCTACAATACGACGATCGTGTAATGAACTGTGCCCCCACATTCTTACAAATGCTGATGCTGCAAATGCATATCGTTGTTTAATGGGGGTAAGCATTGTTCATTCCCCAGAGAATAAACAGTCCAATAAGACCAAAAATAGTCATTGCATTGAAAATTACTTTATTCATCGTCTTCGTCCTCGTAACTGGATGGTTCTTCAAATAGTTCATCTATCTTTTGTTGTAGAACTCTTCTTTGAAGTTCATCGATGTCTTCGTCTGTGAATCTTACCACTAGTAATGGATCTCCTGCCTTAACGTCGTTCATTTCTGGGTGTTTTACCTTTGGGCTTTTTGAATACCCGTGATGGGCGTTCATAATCATCCAACCTTGTGCAATCATTGAGAGTGCAATTCCAACCAAAACAAACCAAGGAATCAAAAAGATTATTGGAGAGTAATTTTGAGCCACGGCAACAGAGGTGGAATCACCCCAACAAGTCTTAGCAATCCTTCAGCAAATAAAGCAAGAACCACCCACCCAACACACATAGAAATAATGGAAGCATTCCGATTGTGCCTTCGTATAGAAGCATCGATCATCTCCTGAACTTCAGAACGAGTTACCAATTCCTCCTGTTCGTGCATCATTTTTCATCACCAAGAAATTTAGCCAGAGGATCTTTTCTGGTCTTTACGATTTCAACTGATCTTTTGTAGAACATATTGTCTGTATTACCAGACGTTTCAAACGTCTCCTTGATCTTCACCCAATTGTCGTAGGTGCGTTGATCCATAAGGTTTAAGTTGAATACTACTAGTTATGTTAGTGAGTAATATTCAACTGTCAACTTTGTTAGGGTTTGATGATAGTGTTGAAAAGATTATAAAAAATGGTAGTGAGTAGGACTACGCGCCCTCAAGGGCTGCAACTTTGGCTTCGAGGGTTTCGATCTTGGCGATGGCTTCCTGCAGCGCAGCGGTCAGCAGCGGCACCAGCTTGGACTGGTCGATGCCTTGGTAGATGGGATTGCCCTTGTCATCGACGGCATCCTTTTCGCCAGTAACACATTCAGGAACAACGGCTTGAGCCTCGTGAGCAATGAAACCATCAACCTGTATATCGGGATCAGCGATAAAGTTGAAGCGGCTGGGCTTGAGTTGCAGCACACGCTCCGATGCGCCAGTGAGCGGAATAATGTTTTCTTTGAGGCGGTAGTCAGAAGAAGTCGTGTATGCCGTGGCCGAAGCGTTTGTTGAAATAGAGCCAACTTCGCCGTTTGGATTAAAAAACAATACGTGCTTTTGTGAAGCCGTGCTGCTGGTGGATGAAAACAAGGACATCCGACCATTCGTTTGTGGCGTAAATGCCGCTCCGGTTACGCTTGCACTAGGAGTACCTGTTGTGTCAAATAACACTCTTCCATCACTTGTAATCCTCATCGCCTCCGTCGGGCTGCTCGTTCCATCGGCGGTCGTGGCAAATGTTAAAGCGCCTGGATAGTCACCCGATCCACTTCCGCCCCATCCTGTATCTGCGAGTGCTGTGATCCATGCAGCTTGATTTCCGGTGGAATTTGTAAATTTAATTTGCCCAAGATTCTGACCAGCGGTTGCGCCATCACCTTTAGCAAGAAGCAAAATACCCTCACCAGTGGAAGAATCACTATTTGCTTTTGCTTGGATAATTCCGTTTCCAAGTTGACTAGACGTGCCAACTAAAAGGCGTCCCGAGCTGTCAAGGCGGACGCGCTCTGTGCCTGCGGTATCAAACCGCATTGAGTCGTTAAAATGATCGTAAGAGACTCGTCCGGAAGTGTTGCTACTTGTGTCACCAAAAGCCAGGGCACCTGTATGACCGTCGTTGGTGTTTGAGATCGTGACGTTTCCACCGTCAGCAACACTTACGTTTAAGGCTGATACAGGACTCGTAGTGCCAATCCCGAAACGGCTATTTGATACATCTAGATAACAAAACTCACTAAGTCTTACTGTTTGTGCGGCACTGTATCCCAACAGAATTTTATGATCTCCGGCCCCATCTTTTCCTCTTAAAAATTGTCCATTAGTAGAGATATTAATGTCACCACCAGATACTTCTAATTTCGCAGAAGGTGAAGCTGTGCCAATTCCCAATCTGCCTGAACTATCAAACCTACCTACCTCAGCACCACCTTCACCAAACGCGATGGTATCAGCCGATGGGAAGAAAATACCGGTGTTACTATCCCCACTTGGGCTAATGGATGGAGCACTGGTGGTGCCTGCTGAAACAACGTATGATGTGGCGGTAACGACACCAACAACATTAACACCAGCGAGATTGGTTAATGAACCAGTTGAACCATCAGAATTAAAGATCTGAACACTGCCACTCGCTGCAGTGATACTCGTAATACCAGATATACTGTTTTGATTGATTACGGTCATCTCGGGTTCACTCTCCCCCTATTTTTTATTATTTAGACCACAACATAATTGCCATCGACGGTCAGAGTACCACCGATGGTTACAGGGCCTGCCATCAGACCATTGAAGTTGGTTCCGATATAATGGGCTCCGTTCAGAGTATTATCAAATACAACCATACCATTTCCAATATAAACACCCTTAAATGAATTACCAATACCAGCAAGATCTGGATCCACAAGAGTTGAAGTATTTACACCGATAGGAGTGTTGGTGGTAATACCAATCGCATCGGATACAAACTTACCAGCAGAAACACCAGTCAGATAACGACCATCACCATAAAAACTTGTGGCACTGATGATGCCACTCAGTATAAATCCACCAGTTCCAGAATAAGTTCCGAACGGATCAGCTAACTTTGATGCAGTAACGGTTCCATCAGCAGGAGTTCCAATACTGACAGCTGCACCTAATGCAACGATGAAGACTGATGTGGAAGCTGTGGGAGGATTTGCAAAGGTAATCTGATCGTTGATGACTGTAAAAGCCTCGATTGGCTCTTGAATTACACCACCAAGAGATACCAATAAAGTGTTTGCAGAACCAGGTGTGTATGAAGCTCCACCTGATGTCAGAGTGAACGTAGTGGTCGATCCGTTAAACTGTGGTTGTAGATCATCCAGTTTAACGTAATTACCTTGTACTAGAGCACGACCGATGTATGCCATTTGGGTTCACTTTCCCCCGTTGTTTTAGTTATTTATTAAATTGATGAGTGAGTGAGACTACGAGAGCTGGGCTTTAACGGCAGCCATTTCGGTTTCCAGTTGCTCGATACGCTCCATTGCTTCCTGCAGCGCAGCGGTCAGCAGCGGAACCAGCTTGGATTGGTCTATACCTTGATAAATAGGTTTGCCGTCAGCATCTACTTCGTCCTTGGCGCCAGTAACACTTTCTGGAACCACAGCCTGCGCTTCGTGTGCAATAAAACCTTCGCCCATTACACCGGGCGCATTTATCCACTCCCATGAACACGGTTTAAGTGACTTTAAGCGTGCAACTGTATTTTGCAGAGGTTGCACATTTTGCTTGAGCCTGTAATCCGATGATGTTGTATAAGCAGTTGTATTTGCCGTTGCATTAACATCAATAGATCCGCAATCCGTATCATCGCCGTCGGTGAATCGAATGTACTCATTCGTTCCTGATGAGTCAGAGCGCCTGAAGCCAGCGCAAGGAGCGCCACCCGAATTAACAACAAAAAAAGTAGTTGAAACAAAGCCACCACTTGAGGCGCTGGTTGTATTAACAAGAATTTGACCACTTGAATTAATCCTCATCCGCTCCGTCGGGCTGCTCGCTCCATCGGCGGTAGTGGAGAACACTAGACGGCCTGGCATGTCATCAACGCCAGGGGTGCCGTCTACTTGGCAAGCAATGGATGCGCCCTTTGTGCGCATGTCTGTGCCATCGCCGCCAGCAAAACAAATGGCGCCAAGAGTATCTCCGCTTTGTACAATCGTTGGAGTGGCGCCTACGGTTGAGTTCCTGTGGCGCCCAAGACTTAGAGTGCCTGCTCGTCCTGCGTCTGCTGTGCCAGCAGAAATGATGCTCATGATGGCATCACTATTTGCGGCTTCAATTTGAATTAGACCTTGAGGACCGTTCCCTAGTAGATCTTCAACAGTACGGCTAGTAGACGTGCCAACTAACAGACGCCCTGAGCTGTCGATGCGGGCTCGTTCAGAACTGTTGGTGACAAATATAGTAGCTGCTGTGCTTGAAAGAGTTGAGTTAGTACCGTCGTGTTCTAGTTGACCATAATCAGAAGCACTTGCGGAGAGTCTACTGACGCGAACAATACCACCTCCACTAGCATTTACGTGCAGAGTTACGCCAGATGCAGGGCTTACAGTACCAATCCCCAACCGTCCACTACTATCAAACCTAGCGACTTCTGAACCACCTTCTCCAAAAGCAATGGTATCAGCTGATGGAAAGAAAATACCAGTATTACTATCCCCACTTGGGCTGATTGATGGAGCAGAGGTTGAACCAGCGGAAACAATATAAGACGTGGCGGTAACAACACCCGTTACATTCACACCACTCACAGTGGCAAGTTCAGCACCAGATAAACTTAGAGATCCATCAATAGCTGTGATACTATCAGTAGTACCATTGATTTGAATACCCATTATTAGTACAAGACTTTTTTAGGTATTTATAAGAACAGTAGAGACAGGAATCGAACCTGCGAAGGCTATTAACCCCGACCGCTTTCAAGGCGGCGTCCTCGGCCAACCGGACCTCTACTATAATATTTTTAGAAATTATTCAAAACATAATATCCAAAAAAGTATAAGTCCTTAACGGACTTCGAAGTCCAACTTACGGACTTTACGTTGTTTTCTTGCTTCTTGAAAAGCAAGATCTTCATTCGTCAGAACATTTTTTTTATTGTCCTCACGATATGAGTTTACCATAACCACCTTTGATAAGTCAACAGCAGAGATCTTATCACCACAAATGGATGTCATATTTGAACATCCACAACATCTGGTTTGTGTGGGATGACTGATGAGTTCTTTATTACAACTCTTGCATCGTATAGTTAACATTGGTCATTCCTTCAAAAACGATCTTAACATCCAAACGAACTTACCGTGAGTTTCAATCAAGTCTTGTGCGATGTTTGATGTGGTGTATTGTTTTGCATCTTCAGCTTTAACAATCACATCCGTCAAGAGTTCAATCAGTTTCTTGTTATCAGCAAGCAACTGGCTAATCATCAGTTTGTCACTTGGATTCACTGTAGCTTCTGGAAGTTGAGATGTTTCAATCACACGACTGATCGGAGCAATGGCTTTCATTCTCAGATAACGCATATGTTCTGTGAGACGATCGATCTCTTCAAACATTGTATTGTATTGTTCACCAAACAACGTATGCAGTTGTTGGAAATCAGATCCAATCACGTTCCAATGATACACCCAGGTCTTTTGAAATAAACAAAAGAGACTGGTCTGAGCAACATAAAGTGACTGATATAATTCTTCCATTGAAGTTTTATTTTTATTTATGGGCGATGACGGGATCGAACCGCCGACATACTCGGTGTAAACGAGGCACTCTACCGCTGAGTTAATCGCCCTTGGGGTAGGGCAAGAGTATCCACCGACGATAATCTACGATGTGGCATAGGGGACTCTTTGTTTAATACAACGTTCCTTGTTGTACCCTTTATAACAGGCGTATCAGGATTCGAACCTGAGATAAGGCTTTAGAAGAGCCGTGTGATAATCCACTTCACCATACGCCCATAAAAACCTCCTATCTACCTAGTGAGTAGGGAGGGGCAGGACTTACACAGAGTTTGAGTCCCGCAGCCTATGAGAGTATCATACTACTATTTGACTCAATAGAGGTAGTATAAACTACCTCATATTGAATGTCAAGCCCCGAAACCTTGACCAGCAGTGCTCTCAGAGGTTTCTGCAGGAGCTTCAGTTGCTTCTTCTGCAGTCTCTGGTTCAGGAAGAGTTACTCCTGTTTGTTGAAGATATTCGATAGCTCCTTGTACTTTCCAGAACAGTTCTTTGTTCTTGGCGATTGATGCATCTAGATCAGCTCGTTGTTGCAGAAGTTGAACGAGGTGTTGTTGTTGTTCAGTCATAATTTTGTTCGTATGGTGATTGGACAATTTAAGGAGGAAGTCACCTTCCTCCAATTCGTTTTTATTTAGTTGTTTAAACCTCTACCGTGATCAGTCGGGACGCATAATCATAAGCATAATTCGTTCTGGCGCCGTGATGGCCCCAACCAATCCAACTATACGCATAATCCATATAACGTGAAATTGATTTACCAGGAGTTTTCATCTTCCCCTCAATTTCTTGCCATTGGATTTCATTCGTAAGATAACGAAGTTGCGTATGAAGTGATGATGGCGAACCACCAAACTTCTTAGCAAAATCACCCAATCCATAATAACGGTTGGCAGATGTCCATTGAATCAGCCCGTAACCGCCGTAGCAGTTACGCCAATTGGTTCTGCTACCACCTTCGCAAATGTTAGGAACAAAAGTAGATTCCTGACGAATATTGCCCATAATGGTAGCAAGGGCGTTTCTGTCTTTAATACCACGATCCTGGAAGTATGCCAGGGTAGCATTTTCATTTTCATTACACCCTTTACAAATTAGCCTTTTCTCTTTTGGCTTTGGAATTGCAACCTCGCGGATTGCTGTCTTCTTTTCATCTACAAGATCAAACTCTTTGATAATAGCAAAGGGTTTGTAACTTGGTTCCACTGGAGGTGGAGGCCCTTGCATCTGGTAGTTGACGAATGGCAGTGATGCCGTTGTGGTTGTAACCGTTGCCAGAAGAGGCAGGGCTACTGTAAAGAAGTTTTGCACTAACTTAAATTGAACTCTACATCCGTATAGGAAAAGCGCACTTCCCCTTTCTCAAGGGGCAGATCCCACGGCTCTAATTGTCACGTCAAGGACTAATGACAAAACCCATCATAAGTTTTTATTTATTTTTTGTCAAGACCACGAACCATAGAAATAAAGTATTCTGCATCAATGACTACCAAAGGTTTCTTATGATTCTTTTTCATCACCACAATTGGTTCATAGTCTTTGGCATTAGCCTTAGCCTGTTCATATGCATCCCAGACGTTGAGTTTCTCTACGTTCTTACATTCAACACTAAATGGAAAATGTTCTCTAGCAGCTCGAGCCATAACCACATCTTCTCCACCAGCACCCATTGAACAAGACTTAATGTCTTCTGGATGTATATTAAAGGTTTCGATTAACTTCTCCACTACCCATTGTTGAAGTCTTCTACCTTTTCCTTTTGCACTCTGAGTTTTCATTAAGTAGCTTTGGCTTATCTCTACTACTTATCTATGAACCCTGACAGAGTTATTCTAATGACATTTGAGAGTCTTGTCAAGCATTAAAAAGGAGGGGGTTACCCTCCTGATAAGATTATTCGAGCTCGTTACATCTTATTAGTTTGACAAGATATGCCGACATATTTTTTTACATGTTCCTTGGTCTTCATCACATTCAATTAGACAATTGTAGTAGTCGTTTATAAGATCGGATTCTTCCCTACTCCTATCTAAAGTTCTCTCCAATCTTTTTAAACTCTCCTGCCAACCAGCCAGTTGATTGTGGGATATTAAGTTGTGCATAATGACCTCTAGACAGTGTAAAACATAACGAAAGAGGTTTCGTTCATTTCGCTACCTCCATAATGATACACTATCTATGTGATTGTGTGTGGGTTTTATGACTTTGGGATACAAAAGTTTATACCTACAAAAAAAGAGGGTGTAAACCCTCTTGATTTTATTTGAATAAAAATTGAATATAAAGAGACAATAATACAAGTACAACTGCAGATCCTGCAGCAATTTGTAATACTGCGAACATCACTTTGCTCCAACAAGTTGTGCTAGTTGTGCTTGGTGACGACGCTCTTCTTTTTGTTTTTGGTCTTTAATAAGTTGTAGGAAGTTAAGTTTCTTCATTTGTGCCCTTCCTTTACGAACTTAACACCACGATAGGTTTCGTTGTATTGTTGGGCTTGTTGTTGCATTTGTTGTTGATACTCTAAACGCTTTTGCGTATCGTATTCAACACCACGGTATACGACTTTAGACATTAGGGTTCTCCTTAGTTTTTTAGGTTAAAGAGCGTTCCTTCAGTCGGCTTTTGCGTCTATGATACACTTTTTGGGTGTTATGAGTTTGATCTCATAAAGCAAATCATTCTTTAAATGGGGTGTAAGATCGTTATTAATTTGAACTCTACCCCAGAGTAGTTTTGCTTGCAAACACGTTAATAGAAGTGCTTCCATAGATGAACGATCCGTTCCGAGTCGGCTTACTTCCGTCCCATAGGGATGAACGTTGGGGTATTATAAACCCGTTGAGATATATAGTCAACTATTTTTGTAACTTGTGTTACAAAAAGTATGTATTAATCCCGAGTTCTCCAATCGGTTTCGTCATCATCACGTCTAAACCAATCGTGTAATTCATCGGGATTATCAAATCCTCTTCTACCAAATCTTTCGTGCCCTGTTCCACCAATATCAAGTTGGTTGAGAAAGTCATCCATCGCATCCATATCAGGGTTTTCAGCCTTTCTTCTTGCCTGACGAAGCATAGTTCCAGCAGAACGATTTGCCTTTGCAAGTTTCTCTGCCCAAATCATATCAGTAAGTTCAACACTTTCTCCTAATACAATTTTATTACAAATAGCCTCAAGACGAAGCCGATACTGGGTGGATAGCATCTTAGTTCTTTCTCAGTTTTGATTCTAGAGCATTTGTCTTTTGGAATTCGGAATACGCATTTTCTGATCTTTCTTGAAGAATGCCCATTAGATCTTCATAGATTACGTCAATGTCAACGTAGTCATTGAAATACTGATCTAAAGCTTCTCTAAGATATCTTTTCCGATTCCACTCTTGGGAATAAGGTTTGTACATAATGAAAATGATATATGGTTTAAATCATATCACTATTTACTCAGGTTGTCAATCAGATTCGATACTCTTCCAGAATATTCAGAACCTGATTTAACATATACTGAGCTCCATCGTGACGGTCACCATTCCAACTACGATACTGACCACTATAAAGCTCTTGTTTGAGCTTCATAACTCTCACTCGCATCTCTTCTTTTGTCAATGAATTACGAGGCATTGTATTACAGTTTGAATCCAGCGAACGTGTCTTTTTGTACATCTTGTTTAATACCACCAATCAAATACGCTTCAACTTCAGTTTCTTGTGGGGCTACTTGAAGACCCTTAGAAGAGATCCAATGGTCAGTCCAAGGAAGAGGATTGTTCTTTGCAGAAATATCATAGAGAGGTTTCAGTCCAATCGCCTTCATACGACGGTTGGCAATCCACTCAACATACTGATGCAAGAGTTTATCGTTCAGACCAATCATTGATCCATCTTTGAACAGATACTCAGCCCACTTCTTCTCTTCATTTACAGTCTGTTGGAACATCTTAATGATGTTCTCTTCTTCTTCCTTAGCAATCTGTTGCATCTCAGGATCATCACCATCTCTCCACTTGTTCAGAATGTTCTGAGTGATGACCAAATGTTGATTCTCATCACGGGCAATCAGAGAGATAA